ATGGACAACAAGCCGCAGAATTTCGAAAATGACAAAGGAATCGACAAGCCTCAGGCTCCCGGGAACAGCAGCTCTTTTCGTGATGCGCTGCCGAAAGATCGGCAGATCTATCTAAGACTGATAAACGAAGGCGTATTCCGCAGAATCAGGGAGACCCTGCAAATTCCGGACGATTCGCAGCAGGAGTTGGAAAACATTGTGTATGCCGCCGAGGATGAGTATTTTGCGACCGGGGATATTACGCAGGAGACGATCGACCGGTTGTTTGAGCAGGCGTGGGCGCTGAGAGAACAGCAAGTCACGGGAAAGGATGCGTGGTCCTCACAGCTTAACCGACAATCCGGCAGAGTTACTGTAACGATGGTTGACAGGGAAACTGCCAAAACCGATTTTGGGGCAACGATTACAGGCAGACTACCGATGCTGCGGGGAATGAAACAGTACATCGACAAAGAGATGCAAAAGGCAGCGGAGCGCGCAGAGAACTTGGTCGCCTATGAGAAAGCGAAAACGGCATGGCGAGAGCTGAGCGAAACGCACTGGCAGATGGAAAAGACAAAAGCAAAAAATCCACTGACGGAAGACGAGCGCATTCAGGTCGGACGGCTGCTGCGTGGAGAAATTGAGTTGAAAGACCTCGACCCGGAGAGGGAAGAAAACATCAAAGGGATCACTGCGGTCTACGAGGCGACGCAGGCGTATGAAGAGGTCATAAAGCAACTGGACCGATATGAACAGGGGCTGAAAGAAAAGCTGCGCACAGACGCAGGCGAGAGGTTGCAGAATACAGGCAGCTGGAAAGGCGGGAAGGCCGGCATTTTTTCCGCGCACAAAAAGATAGAACGGGATATTCGGTATGTTGTGAATAATGAGAAGACCGCGGAGGAACTGATCCGGCATTATATTGTGCCGGTGCGCGAAGCGGAAGCGGAAGCGACCCGCTGGAAGGAAGAGCAGCGTGCCAAGGTCCGCGCGCTGGAGATCAGCCAAAAGGTCGCCAAAGGCAATATCGTTTCGGAGGCTTATGCGGTGCAGCTGATCGGAGAAGCCGAGGAAAATATCAAATACCTGGAGAAGCGAAAAAGAGGACCGGGGGCGATGCGCGACGGCAAAACGGCGGAGCAATGGAAAAACACGATTGCCGTGCTGGAGATGGATAATCCGAACATGAATTTCGGGAAGGTTCGGAAGGCTGTGCAGCGTTTCAGAGAGCTCTATGATGAAATGCTTGCATTGATGAACCGTGTGCGTATCGAAAACGGCTATGCGCCAATCAACCACTGCGAGGCATATTTTCCGCACTTTTCGGAGACGGAGGCAGACGCTGTGCTCGTGCGATTCGGCCGTGCACTCGGAATTGATACGGAAGCGCCGGTGCGGGATGGAGTGTCGCACTTCCGCAGACTGCAGGGCGCCTGGGTACGCAATGCCAATGTGATGCTCCGGTTTGATGCGGCATATGATGCGGTGCAATGCTTTGATAAATATATTGAGGGCGCGGCCATTATCATTTTTCGTATAGAGAATATTGTGAAATTACGTGCCCTTGCGCAACAGATTCTCTACAGTGCAAGCGATGAGGATGTTCAAAAGCAGATGGATGCCATATGGGCGGACAGGCGTCTGACGGAGGAAGAACAGCAGATCGGGATCAATGCGCTTTGCGGGAACGGGAAATGTCGGCTTTCGAACTTTGTCAATGCGCTCGACGAATATACAAACCGACTGGCAAACAAGAAGAAAAAAGCCTGCTGTGTGAAAAAGAGCCGAAATGCATACGGCGCGGTCGGCGGAAATTTCGGAGACGGGAATACAAATGCAAAAAGAGAGCCGGCGGACGATATCAAGCATCGCGGGCCTGTCTTTATCTGCTGCATACTGCTTCTTATTGCGCTGATTTTCTGCTCGGTCAGGTTCAACTTTGCGCGCGAAATGGGCTATGCTCTGAACGCCCTGATGCTGCTGCTCGCCACATATTGTCTGCTTTGGAGGATTCCGAAGCGGATCCTGCTCGCGATCGCGAAAAGGAACAATACCGATCCGGAAGCGCCGTGGCGAAAGCCCGGCCTCAGCCGAAGAGATCAGCGACGGGAGCTGCAGGACTATTATTTTCCGGGCGGAACAAATCCTGAATTTGTGATCATTGCTTTGGTGGTTCTCATGTTCGTTGCCTGCGTTGCCGGGGACAAGAATATGCAGGAAGTGCGGGAGGAATACGAAGAGAAGATCAGCATTGCTTACGAAGAGGGGTACAAAGAAGGAGAATCCGTCGGACAGGAAGAGGGATATATCGACGGATATGAAGACGCGGCCCCCTTTTACAGCGAAGGATATGACGAGGGATATAACGACGGATACAGGGACGGAAGCAAAACAAAATAGACAAAATAAAGCAAGGTCTCCCATGCGGGAGGCCTTGTTTTTTTATGAGCCGAGTATGGAGATGGCTGCGCGGATCTTATCGTCGTCCGAGGGCATCATGTGCGCGTAGGTATTGAGGGTCTGCGTGACATTGGCATGGCCGAGGCGCTTACTGACGGCGACGATCGGCACACCGGCGGAGAGGAGATGACTTGCATGGCTGTGGCGCAGCGCATGGATCGTGATCTTCGGCAGGCCGGCTGCCGCGATACCGACGGCATAGCGGCGGTCAATCGTGCGCTCTGCGAGCGGGGCTTTGCTGCCGAAGAGGAACGGTGCACCGGGCGGGAGCGTATCCGCGAGCGCAGCGAGCTCATCGCGCAGCTGCGGGGAGATCGGAATCGTGCGGTTACTGGTTTTATTCTTCGGGGTGGTAATTGCGTAGCTGCCCTTTTCCGTTTTCCGCGTCAGCGATTTTTCGATGCGCAGCGTTGCTTCCTCTCGGTCGAGGTCCGCCGGGGAAAGCGCGAGCGCTTCCCCCTTGCGGCAGCCGGTGCCGTAGAGGGTATGGAAAAAGGCATGGTAGGCGGGATCGTCCTGCTGCCGAAGGAACGCGGAAAACTGCGCGGGCGTCCACACCTCAATTTTTTTCGGGGCATCCAGGTTGCGCGGCTTATCCACCCTGCGCGCGGGGTTGGGCAGGTCGTGGTACTTTTCGCCGTAGGCAAGGATTGCGTTGAGATAGCCGCGCAGGTCATTTACAAATTTATAGGTGTATCCTTTTTCCTGCAGCCGGTTCTGCCAATTCAGGATATCGCCTGCGCGGATATTCTGCACCTTTTCCGCGCCGAAGGCGGGCAGAATGTGCGTATCGATCTTCCCCTTTGCCGTGAGGAAGGAGCTTTCCTTGAGCTGCTTGCGCTTATAGCGATAAAAGGCACCGACCAGGTGCTCAAAGCGGACGGGGTCGGTGGAGTGCGCCGCGACAAAAAAGCCGTCCTGCAGCTCAATGTGCGTTGCCTGGTATTCGGAAAATGCCTGCTGCGCCTCTTTTTTGGTGCGATAGCCGGACAGGCGGATCTGCTTTTGCTGCCCGTCGTCGAACATGCGGAAGCGCACGGTCCAGCCTTTTCCGTGTTTTTCATAGCTCGGCATGCGCTTCCTCCTTTCTGCGCCGCTGCGGGAGATGATATTACCTTACATCGCTTTCGAAAGCGATTGCTTTGCCGAGGATCTTGACGGTATCGAGCTGCTCATTCGTATAGATCTGATCCGGATACTTCGGGTTTTCGGCTTTCAGAATGAGCAGATTTTTGTCGGGATAATAATTGACGCGCTTCAGCGTTGCTTCGTCATCGATGACAACGGCGGCGATCTCTCCGTTATCGACCATATCCTGCTTGCGAATGAAAACAATATCGCCGTTCAGGATGCGCGCCCCCTTCATGCTGTCGCCCTTTGCAATCAGGCAGAAGTCTGCATTGATATCCGTACCGGCCATGACATAGCTTTCCCGGTCCTCGTTTGCATAGATTGGTTCTCCGCAGGCAATCTCTCCAAGCAGAGGGATTCGTTTGCGGTGCAGCGGGCTGAAATCAAATTGCGAAAAGGTGGAATTGCTGTGTCCGATCACATCGGTTTTGCCGACGAGCCACATAGGATCCACATCAAGTTTTTCGGAAATTGCCTGAATAATAGGCAATTTTATGTTTTTTACCTGCCCGCTTTCGTATCTTTGGATGGAGGATTTATTCAAACGCAATGATGCGCCGAGTTCTTCCTGTGTCATTTTCAATGCTTCGCGCCTCTGTTTGATGCGCTGCCCGATTTGGTATGAATCAAACATTTTATATCACCTCATATCATATAACGATATAATTATAACATTTCAAATTGCGTTTTGCAATAGATAGGCAAAAAAATAATAAAAAAGTTGCGAAAAGCTATTGACAAACAAAAAAGTGCGCGCTATAATGTAGTTGCAAAACGCAACGAAAGGTGTGAAAGAAATGATCAACACAGAGTTGATAAAGAATCGAATGCGAGAGCTGAATTTAACGCAAACGGATGTTGCAGCTGTTCTTGGGGTAAAAAAACCAACGGCAAATCAGAAGATAAACAGAGTGAGGGGTATTTCGCTGGATGAGGCAAACAAACTGGCGCACTTGTTACAGCTGACGGACGAAGAATTCAAGCTTTATTTTTTTGCATGATTAGTTGCAAAACGCAACAAATATATTGACAAAAAAGAAAAAATATTTTTGCCTGTTTTGATGAAAGGAGCAAAAACGATGGAAAGAGAACTGTGGTATGCGGTCACAACGGACGAATATGACGCATGGGACCGGGGCAGCGCGGACTATGAGGAGGCTTTGGCGATGGCAAACGAGGAAGCCGAGCGGGATGATATTGCCTGGGTGGAGCTGCTGACGATCGACGACGGACCGGATCCGTTTTGCCTGGATGCGGAGAAGATCAAGGGGGACAGGATGCAGCACCAACGGGTGATTGAGGAAGCGGAGGAAGGCTTTTGATCGGGGTGCGTATAAGACGCCTGCGCAAAAAATACGGGTACACGCAGGAGCAGTTAGCCCGGGAATGCGGCATCAGCGCGAGAACGCTGCGGAGCGTTGAAACGGGACGGCAAGGATCTATGAGAATTTACAGGGCCTGGAAGCTTGCGGATGCTTTACATACGAGTGTTGACTATCTTTTAGGACTGAGCGATGAGGAGGAATGAGACATGGAAGCGGAGAAAGCCTTTTTTGAGGCGGAGGATATCATGCGGCGGTACGGGATCGGGCGCACGCAGGCCTATGATCTGCTGCGGGGCATCAAGAGCCTTTTTCCGAGCGGCGGAGCGCTCGGCGCAGGCAAGGTGCTGCGCACGGAGCTGGAGGCATGGGAAGCCTACCGCGCGGAGATGATCCGCCGCAGGGCGCACGGAGACTGGGGCGCATAAACGGGATGAACGAATACAGGAGCCTCGGGCTGTGCCGCGACCGAAAGAACGCATGGCACATCCTTGAAAACAGGGAGAATCACTACTACGGCTTTGTTGACCGCAGCGACCAATGGATGACGCTTTACCCCATGAAGGGCACCTACGGCGCGGGGGTAAAGAAAAAGACGATCAGCATGAAGGAGATCCGGTTTTAACACGGACAAAACGGAAGGAGAACGGCATGGAGCTGAAGAACACGGAAGAGAGCAAGGCAATTTTGGCGCGCATGGAGCGGGGGCAGCTGGAAGCCCTGGCGCTGATGCTGACGGAGGAAAACGGAATGCTGCGGGAGGAAAAGGAGCGGGCACTGGCGCAGGGCAAGCGCGCGGGCGAGCTTTTCACGGCGCTGCAGCAGGAGCGGGCGGACAATGAGCGGCTGACGGCGCAGAACAATGCGCTGATCGCCGTTTGCGGATATATCGCCGCGGGCGGAGAAAGATGCCCGCGGGAGGGAAATCTGCGCAGAGCAGTCAATGAGCGGGAGCTTGCCGGATTTTATACGGATCGCCGCGTGCATATCCGGGAGAATGAGAACATCGGCGGGGAAAAGCTGCTGGAAATCTACATCAAAAAATGCGACCGACGGGCTGAATAAAGGTCAGTAATATGCTTTATGGGCGTTACAGCCCTTTGAGGAGAGAAGAATGAAGTGCAATATTCCGTATCATATGACGAACCGACAGGCAAAGGCCTGTCAGGCGGAGATAGACAAGCAGATCGCACAGGCGATGCACAGGCTTTCCCGCAGCCTTTATGCGGTGATCCTTTGCGTGCTGCGGGAGCAGACGGGCTGGGGGCGGGAGCGGCTCTGCCGCTTTGCAGAGGAGCTTGTGCCGCGGATGATGGATCTGACGGAGCGGTATGAGCTGCCGGAGCAATCGCTCGGCTGGCTGTGCGAGGAGAAGATCTCTGCGCTCGGGGTGGATCTTGACGCCATTGTGCAAAAGGCGCAGATCCTGCGGGGCACACTGAAATAGGAACAATAGGAACGAAAAAACAGGAATAACAGAACAAAGACAAGCGGGAGGAACGGAGCATGGTGATTGTAAAGAAGGCGGTTGACCGCGTGGTAAAGAGCGGACATGTTATCCTCTGCCACGATGTGGAGGGGCTTTGGATCGGAGACGGCGGGGTTTGGTTTTTTGTGCCCGGCGCGCCGAGAATGACGGAGACGGAATTCCGCAGCCTGTATGATGTGCCGCAGACGGTGAAGATCAGCGAGGAGCCGGATGCGCTTGCCGCCTATTCCCTCAACCACACGGAGCAGGGGGATGAATACCTGGAAAAGGTGAACACGGGAATTTCGCTCGGGGCGGAGGCATATCTGAACCCGGCACGGGGGCTGCGCTTTCTCTCGCAAAAGGTGATCGGCTGCTTTTCGGCGCCGCCCACCGTTTGCGAGCGGGAGGGGCCGGGCGGGATGCGGCACCTTGTTTTCAAGGACGGGCTGTTTGTTTGCGGCGCAATGAAGCCGCGGCAGATTCTGACACCGGAAACGATGGAAAAGCTGGAGGAATTTCTGCAGCTTTGCCGTTCAACAGTGAGCAAAGCGGAAGATGTACGCAACAGCCGCTGATTCCATAGTTCTGCGGATGAGGATTCGCACAGAGTTTTCAGCTCTCTGCATTTGCAGGGAGCAGATATGCAGCCCCCGGGCGGTTCCCGGAGCGCGTATGCGGGCGGTTTGACTCCGCCGGGCTGCTTTACGCCGGGGAGGGCGGCATGGGGAATACCGCCCTCCCCGGAACATGGCGCCGACGGATTCGGCGAATTCATTTTTTACATGGGGCGCGATGACGACGGCGGGTTCATCACCCGCGCGCCCCACTCCTTCCGGGCGTACACCTGCTGGTGCTCTCGCGGCATCCGCCATGGAAGCAGGAGGCGGGGAAGTGCCGCCGAAGATCGGAACGGCCGGGAGAGGGCTCATGCTCTCCCGGCACGCCGAGCAGCACACATACAAATCATAAAATCGGGAGGCCGTTTGAAATGTTGAAAAAGCCAGATGTTTCGTTTTTTGCGGATGCGGTTTGCGAAAAGATTGAGGCGCAGCAGAAAGCGCTGGAAAAGAACCGGCACGCGATTGTGCTTGGGGAGCAGATCAAGGATCTTGTGCGGGCGGATGAGGGCTGCGCAAGGCTGATCGGAGAAGAGATCGAGCGGCGCGGCATTGATGCCTGCGAAAAGGAGCTTGCGGCCTTTGCGCACAAGCACGGCGGCGCCGTGACAAACGATGAGGCGGAGGATCTGATCCGCCGCTTTTACGGATTGCCGGAGCGGGCAGCACGGCAAACAGCAGCGCCGGCACAAAAGCATACGCGGGGGCTGGACCTGGCAGCGCTGCTTGCCGACGACTGAGGTGCCGCCATGATCGATACGGACTATATTTTGCGCAATCTGCCGCAGCAGCTGAGCGCACAGGAAGAAGCGGAGCTGTGGGAGGAATTCGGCGACGAGGTCGGCGGGCGGCTGCTGGTATTTTCGCGGGCGAGCGTTACGCTGGAGCCGCCGCTTGCGCAGACAATGGACGCACAGGCATGGCAGGCGCATGAAAAGGCAACGCGGCATGTTTGGGGCGCGAGGTGCACCTGCACGGTATGCGGAGAGACATTTGTCGGCGCATACATCAGCGGAAAGAGAAAGCCGGGCAATCTCCCGGGTATTGCTCTTTACGAGGGTGATGACGGGCAGACATATGACGGATGGCCGGAGGAGGGAGAGCTCGGACGCGCTGAATTTTACAGCGGGGACGAGCTTATTTGCCCGTATTGCAATGAGACGGTTACGCTGACGGATCGGGCTGCGCTCGGCGGCGGGCGAAGCTATCGCAATCTTGCCATGGAGCAGCTGCAGATCGGGCGATACACAGTGCTTCTGTTTTGGCAGCTGCACCGCAGGGTGCTGCCGGGCGGGCAATGCTTTACCGAAACGCTGCCGCGGCACGCCGTCGCCATCGGGGACCGCGGGGAGCTGCACACCTTCCGCCATGTCAGAGGCGGCGGGTTTTATGCAGAGCGGCAGATCGCAGCGTGGGTCGAAATGAGCCGGGCGAGCGACCCGACCACAGCGATTTACAAAAGTATCGACGGAGAGAACGGGCAGATGATCGGCGGCAGCATTTTGCGCACCGAGGCGGAAAACAGAGGCGGGACGACGGGAGAGAAAACGGGGCTGACGGAATATCTGAATGCCGGCGGGCGCTGGCCCGTGAAGTATCTGAAGGTGTGGCAGGTACACAAAAACATTGAGGCACTGGCAAAGACGGACTTTGTGCGATGGATTGTAAAGGATATCAACAGCCGGATGGATCATGCCGTGGGATACGGAATGACGGCGATCGACAATGATATTGCCTGGGCGGAGCTTGACTGCCGCAGACCGCATGAGATGCTGCATATGACAAAAGAGGAATTCCGCGACGCCTGCCTTTTGCCCTGGACGGAGGACGCGCTGCTCTTATGGCGGGATTACAGCCGGATGTTTGATACGCTGTCGGCAAGGGAATTTCTGCACACGCTGCAGACATACGGCACGGAAATTGCCGAGCTTGCCTGCGAATACGGATACCCGCTGCCGCAGATTGCAAAATATCTGCGCACGCGCAGGCGCTTTCGAAGCGGGAAAGAGGCGCTGCGGTATCTTGCCGACTGGTGGGAATTTGTTTTTTCGGACGAGGACGAGGACGGCGCCCTGGATACGGCGGCGGACGCCGCGCGAATCTGGCCGACGGATCTCTTTGCGGCGCATGAGGACATGAGCGCAAAGCGGAAAATGGGAAAAGACAAAAAGCTGCAGGCGGGCTTTGACCGCATATTTGAGAAATACGGCGCGACGGAATGGACCGACGGGCGGCTCTGCATTCGCCTGCCGCGGAAGAACGCAGACCTTGTGCTGGAGGGAGAGGTGCTGCGGCATTGCGTCGGCGGATACGGGAATTTACATGCGAGCGAGGCGGATATTATCTTTTTTGTGCGCAAATACCGCTCCCCGGAGCGCAGCTATTATACGCTTGATGTCGGGATAAGAGGAGGCAAGCCGCGCATCGTGCAGCTGCACGGCTACGGAAACGAGCGGCACGGAGCGCACAAGGAATTCAGCCACACCATTCCCGCCGCGGTGGAGCGGTTTTGCAGGGAATGGTTTGAGACGGTTTTCCTGCCGCATTTTCAAAAGGAGCACGGCAAAGAAAAGAAAAGCACAAAAACAACCAAGCAGAGGAGGACGGCATGATGGCAGAAATCGAACGCAGCGCAAGCGTGATCGCGACGGAGATCAACACGATCAAACGGCAGACGGCGCAGAGCTGCCTTGCGGCGGCGCTGGAGATCGGAAAGCGGCTGCATGAGGCGAAGGCGCTTGTGGCGCACGGGGAATGGCAGGCATGGCTTGCGGAAAATGTGGATTATTCCGTTTCAACGGCGAACAATCTGATGAAGCTGCAGACGGAATACGGCGAGCAGGATCAGCTGACGCTTTTTTCGACGAGGCGGGATGAGATCTTCGGCGCGCTCTCCCCTTCGAAGGCGCTTGCCCTGACCAGGCTGCCGGAGGAGGCGCGGGCGGAATTTGTGCAGGAGAACGACATGGAGAAGCTCTCCGTGCGGGAGCTGAATGCAAAAATAGAAGCGCTGCGCGCGGCGCTGCAAAAGGAGCAGGACGAGCGGGCGGCGCAGACGATGGATGCCGCTGCGAGAGCAGAGGAGCTGCGGAAAAAGGCGGACAGCGCCGCCGCGGGCGAAGCGAAGGCTGCCGCGCAGCTGGAGGCGCTGAAAAAGAAGGAGACTGCCTCCGGGGAAAAGCTGAAGGCGCTGAAGGACCGCGTGGCGGAGCTGGAAGCGGAGCAGGCGCAAGGCCGGGACGGGCACGACGCGGACGAAGCGGCACTGCGGCAGGCGATTGAAGCGCAGACGCGCAGCACGCTGCAGAAGGAATATGAGGAAAAGCTGCAGAAGCTGAACGCGCGCATGGACGGGACGACCTGGCGGCTGCAGACGCTGATCGACCTTTTGCAGAGCACCTGGGAGCAGATTTTGAGCTCGCTTGACGACTGCGCAAACGCGGAAACGGCGCTGAAGATTCAAAACGGTCTGCGGGTGCTGCTACAGGACTTCCTGGACGGGCTGCATGAAGGCTGAGCGATACGGCTCTTTCAGACGGTAAAGTAATGTAAAAAACGATGTGTAAAACAGGGACGGATACTGCGGCGGGAGCGCCGCGGTATCGTCCTTGTATGCTGTCTTATCTTAAGGACAACAAAAAGAGAAAAACGAGGCGGGCGGCGCAAAGAGCGGAAGCGGGCCGGTGATTTTGAGGAGTTGTGAGGGCTGCGCGGCGGCAGCCGCTGCAAGGGCACCGCAAAGCGAAGAAGAGAAAAACAGGGAGAGGCAGAGGGATGCGGGTACATTATCGGACGAATACATACAGATGCGGCTCCTTTGTGGATGTGGATGTGTATCCGGTGCAAAAGCGGGCGAAGCGGAGGGGCGCAAAATGCAAGCCGACGACGGCAGCGCAGGAGGAATGCAACCGCTACAATGCAAACAGACGCATTATTCGCCTGATCCATGCCAATTTCTGCGAGGACGATTTTGCGCTGCACTGCACCTATGCCGACGATCCGACGGACGCGGACGCCATCATGGCGGATCTGCGCCGTTTTCTGCGGGCGCTGCGGCGATATTACAAAAAGGCGGCCGCGGAGCTGCGCTATATCGCCGTTGCCAAGCGGGGCGAAAAGGGACGGGGGCATTTGCACATGGTGCTCAGCGGCGCCCCGGGGATCGAGCGCGACAGGATTGAGGCGCTGTGGGCCCACGGCCGCTGCAACTGCGACCGCCTGCAATTTACCGCGACGGGCTGCGCGGATCTTGCCGCCTACATTGTGCGGCCGGATGAGGAGCTGATCGGCTCCAAGCGCTGGAGCTGCTCCCGCAATCTTTTCCGCCCGCAGCCCGAGGAGGACAACAGACGGTTGAAAAAGCGGGACATGGAGGCCTTCTTTCGCCGCGACCTTGACACGCGGGAGATCGCGGCGCTGTTTCCGGGGCTTGTGCTGGTGGACGATTACGACATCCGCATGAACGAGATCAACGGGGATTATTACATGCATCTGCGCTTTCGGCGGGAGGACGCGCAGCGCTACAAGGGGTATCTGTATCACAACAGGATCGAGGCGAGGAGGTGAAGAAATGGAATACCGGCAGGGAAATCTTGCGGCGGAGCTGCGTCGGGTGCGCGAACGGGTGGAGGCGCCACCGCGCGATGGCGGGGAAGGAGCGCTTTGGGAAAGGCTTTGCCTGATCATTGCGGAGGTGCTGTGCCTGAGGGCGGACTGCGCGATCAATATCGGAGGGGAGCCGATGAGCGCCGCACTGGTGCAGGATGTTTTCCGCATGCTCGGCCACGCGGAGGTGGACTATGTGATCGGACAGATCGGGGACGCGCACGGGATCCGCTTTTGGAAATCGTGGGCGAGGTCTGCCCTTTACAATGCGGTTTTTGAGGAGGAAATCGATGTGAGCGCATTTGCGCAGCGAATCGCAAGGGGGGAGAGATAATGCAGAACAGGCGCGCCTATGCGACGCGCGCCTTTGCCGCCTATTTTGCCCGGGAGGCGGCGGGGCGGCCGCGCAGCATGCAGGACACTGCACAGCAGCTGCGGGACGATACGGCATGCGAGGCGGCGCTTTGCGCCCTGCGCGCGGAGCAGCGCGACGCCGTGCGGGCGATCTACACGGTGCGCAACAACACGGCGCACAAAATTGCCGGCGCGGTGTGCCGCTATGCGCTTATGAAGGCGCATGCGGATCCATCGACGGTTTACCGATGGCTGCAGATTGCAAGGGCGCTGTTTTTTGCATGCAGGGAGCAGCCGCCCCCGAAAACAAAATAACGGAAAAACGCTTTTTTCGGGAAGAAAAAGGCGTTTTTTCTTTGCGGTGCAAGGGTTTTCGGCGCCTTGAAAAGTTGCGAAAAAATCGGCGTTTTATTTGATATACTGGATATAGGGGGCAAAGGAACACGGCAAAGCCCCTGCGGAAAAGATAATTCAACACGGCAAGGCGCACGGGCGCACGCCTCCGCAGAGAGCGCGCACGGCCGCGCCGGCGCGACGATAGGAAGCAAAACGGCAAAGGAGAGGAGGCGGCGGACATGGGCCGCAAAAAGAAATATACGGACAAGGCGTTTGCACGCGCGGTGTGGCAGTATTTTGACGGCATCAGCTGCACGGAGGCGGCATGCCGCCCGGACGGCACAAAAATTTTAAGCGATGCGGGAGAGCCGGTGCTGCTGACAAGCTATCTGACCCCGCCGGGCATTACGGCACTGTGCCTTGCGCTTGGCATTGACCGCACGACCTGGCACAATTATGCGGCGCAGGACGGTAAGAAAGACACCTGCGAATGGGCGCGGCAGAAGATCGAGGCCTTTCTTGAGCACGAGCTTGTGACGCGGAAAAAGGGCTCTCTGCGCGGGGTGCAGTTTTCGCTCGAGCACAATTACGGTTGGCGGGAGCGGCTGGATGTGAAGCACACCGGCGCACTTGCGACGGCGGAGCTCGGCAAGGCACAGGAGACGCTGACCCTGGAGGAGCGGGCGGAAATTCTGCGCACCCTTGCAAAGGAATACTGCAGCGCGGAGCCGCAAGGCGCGCGGGAAGAGCCCAAAAGTGCGCAGGAAAAACAGACATGACCGGGAACGACTGAGGAAGCATCCATGGAAAACGAATTTGCAGAGGTATTTTGCATGGCGAATGTGAAAACGAATTACACAAAATGCGGCACGGAATACCGGCACGGGCACCGCATCACGGAGCGCGCCCCGTCAGCACCGCTTTTCGGCGGGAAAAACCCGCTGACCGCTGCCTGCGGGCGGTGCATATGGCTGCGGCCGATCAACAGCGTGATGCGGTTTACCTTTTGCGGCTATCTGTACGAAACGGGGCAAAAAAGAGGCTGCCCGCCCGGCGCGGACTGCACGCGCAAAGAGGAGCTGCCGTACCCGGAGACGGACGGAAGCGGAACAGGCACCGGAAAAGCCGTGTGTTTTGAGACAAAAAACGGAACGGAGCGGGGGAAAACCGTGTGTTTTGAGGAAAAAAGCGAAGCGGAGCGGGAAAAAGCCGCGTGTTTTGAGGAAAAAAGCGAAGCGGAGCGGGAAAAAGCTGCGTGTTTTGAGGCAAAAAGCGAAGCGGAGCGGGGAAAAACGGCGGCGAGGAGCACCGATGCCGCAGAAAACGGCACACGGGAAGTGCAGACGGCGTGACAAACGGAGAAAAAAGCACTGCCGGCGGACAGCGCAGCGGAGCGGAGGAAGCGACGCTGCGCTGGTTTGCCGCACTGAAAAAGCAATGCAACGAAGCATTCCTGCCGCTGCTGTTTGATACACACCGTTTTTTGGTGCTCAAGGGCGGGGGCGGCTCCGGAAAAAGCATTTTTGCCGGGCAAAAGCTCATAGAGCGGGCGGTAACGGAGCGGGGACACCGATTTCTTGTTTGCCGCAAGGTCGGCAGGACGCTGCGGGACAGCTGTTTTCGGCAGCTGTGCGAGCAGGCAAGACAGCTGCACCCGGAGGCGATCGACTACATTCCGCGCGGGCAGAGCAGCGACATGTATCTGCGGTTTCGAAACGGATCGGAATTTCTGTTTGCGGGGCTGGACGATGCGGAAAAGCTGAAATCCATTTACAACATCACGGGGATTTGGATTGAGGAGGCCTCGGAGATCACGGAAAGCGACTTCAATCAGCTGGACATTCGTCTGCGCGGAGAAACGCGCTATTACAAGCAGATCATTCTCTCTTTCAACCCGATCTCCATTCAACACTGGCTCAAAAAGCGCTTTTTTGACCGCACGGACGAACGCGCACGGGTGCATGAGAGCACCTATGCGGACAACCGCTTTCTGGACGCGGAGCAGATCCGCACGCTGGAGGGCTTCCGCGATACGGACGAATATTTTTACAGCGTTTACTGCCTTGGCATGTGGGGCGTGACGGGAAAGACGGTATTTGACGGCAAGGCGCTGACGGCACGGCTGCAGGCGCTGCAAAAGCCGCGGAAAACGGGGCTGTTTACCTACACGGACGACGGCAGGACGCTCACGGAGCTGAAATTTGCGGAAAGCGCCGACGGGTGCGTGCGCATTTACAGAGAGCCGCAGGAGGGCGTGCCCTATGCAATCGGCGCGGACACGGCGGGCGAGGGCTCGGACAGCTTTGCGGCGCAGGTGCTGGACAACCGCACGGGGGAGCAGGTTGCCATGCTGCGCGGGCAGTTTGACGAGGATGTATTCGCACGGCAGCTGTATTGCCTCGGTATGTATTACAACACGGCGCTGATCGGCGTGGAGACCAATTTTTCGACCTACACGGTCATGGAGCTGGAGCGGCTGAAGTATCCGAAGCAATATGTGCGCGAGAGCGTGGATGATTATACGCATGCACTGCGGCGGTCCTTCGGCTTCCGCACGGATGCAAAGACGCGGCCGGTGATTCTGGCGCTGCTGATCAAGGCGGTGCGGGAGGACCCGATGCTGCTCAATGATGCGACGACGATCGGCGAGATGCTGACCTTTGTGCGCGATGAGAAAACGCTGCGGCCGCAGGCGGAGGCGGGCGCGCATGACGACACGGTGATGGCGCTTGCCATTGCGCACTTTATCCGCCCGCAGCAAAGCTATCTGCCGAAAGAAAAGACGGTGCAGCGCACCTGGACAAAGAGCATGCTGCAGGATTACAGAAACGCAAGCGCCGCAGAGCGGGAATATCTGCGCGGCATTTGGGGCAACCCGACGGCGCCGGACAAAGAAACAGGAAAAAGGAGCGGGCACGCATGAAGAAACAGACAGACAGAGCGAAGCTGACCAAATGGCAGGAGCGGCTGGCAACCAACGAAGCAGCCTATGCGGCACAGCTTTCGAAGATGGACGAGCGGGAGGCGCTGTATATCGGCACGCGCCGCCTGCGCGACATTGTGGACGGGGAGACAAAGACGGAGGCGGTGCATGTGCGCAATCTGTGCGCGGAGATCATCGAGGCGCAGACGGACAGCAACATTCCGCAGCCGAAGGTCACCGCGCGCCGCGAAAAGGACGAGGGCAAGGCGAAGCTGATCGAGGATATGCTGCGCGGGGAGCTGGACCGCATGCCCTTTGAGATGCTCAACGACATGATGGAGCGCACGGTGCCGATTCAGGGGGGCGCGGCGTTCCTTGTGGAATGGGACAACACAAGGCGCACGCACTACACTGTGGGCGAGCTTGCGGTGAGCGTTTTGCACCCGAAGCAGATCATTCCGCAAAACGGCGTATACACGGGCATTGAGGACATGGATTATATCATTCTCAAGGTACCGCAGACAAAGGAATCCATCGGGCGCAGATACGGCGTGAGCGTACAGGACGAAAGCGAGACGGAGCCGGATATCAAGGGCAGCACGGGGGAAGCAGCGGCTGCGGACCTTGTGACGCAATATATCGCCTACTACCGCAACGACAAGGGCGGCATCGGGCTTTATTCCTGGGTGGGCGACACACAGCTGGAGGATCTGGAGGACTATCAGGCACGCAGACTGCGCAGATGCAAAAAATGCGGCGCGACGGAGCCTGCGGACCTCACCCCGATAGAGACACCGACAGAGCTTTTGCGCGCGGCATACGGAGCAAATTTTGCCGCCGCGCTGCCGATGGATATGCCCGGCGCGCTGCCGCCGTTTGACACGGGCGCAGACCCGTTTGCGGGGATGCCGGACGGCACGGGCGGGGGAATGCAGCCGCCGACGGTGCGCCGGGGGCGGGGAAAATGCTGCCCCTATTGCGGCTGCGACAGCTTCGAGGAGAGAGAGGAGGAATACGAGGAGCTTTATGTTCCGGTGCGGCGCTCGGACGGGACAGAGATCGGCGGAACGGCAGAGAGCGCCGGCGCATTTGGCACGGAGCTTGACGGGGCAGGGCTGCCCCTGACGCAAAGCACGGCGCAGCCGATGCGGATCCCTTTTTATAAGCCCGATATTTTCCCGGTGCTGCTGCAGCGCAATGTGAGCGTTTACGGCAAATTTCTCGGGGACAGCGACATGGACAAGATCACCGACCAGCAGAACACGACGAACCGTATCGAGGCGAAGATCATCGACAAGCTGCTCAAAAGCGGCAGCTATCTCACGCTGCCGAATGACGCCTCCATCCGCGTGGATGCGGAGGACTGCAAGGTGATCCGCATTGAAAACCCTGCGGACAAGGCGCTCATCGGGGTATACGATCTGCAGGGGAACATCAGCCAGGACATCGCATATCTTGCGCAGGTATACGAGGAGGCGCGGCAGCTCATCGGCATTACGGACTCCTTCCAGGGGCGCACGGACGCCACGGCGACAAGCGGCAAGGCGAAGGAATTTGCGGCGGCGCAGAGCGCGGGGCGGCTGGAATCCAAGCGGGTGATGAAGAATGCGGCGTATGCGGCACTGTTTGAGGCAATGTTCAAATTCAAGCTTGCCTATACGGATGAGCCGCGGCCCGTGCTTTGCAGAGATTTGCACGGCAATGCGGAATACCGCGAATTCAACCGCTTTGATTTTCTGGAGCAGGATGCGGCGGGAGAATGGTGCTGGAACGATCAGTTCCTCTTTTCCTGCGACACCTCGGCACCGCTTGCCTCCAACCGCGAGGCAATGTGGCAGGAAACGCGCATGAATCTGCAGACGGGCGCCTTCGGAGACCCGGCACAGCTTGAGACGCTGATTCTGTTCTGGAGCAAGATGGAGCTGCTGCACTATCCCGGAGCGGGAGAGACGCGCACCTATCTTGAGGAGGCGCTGAAAAAGCGTGAGGAGGAAAAGCGGCAGCAAATGCAGCTGCAGCAACAGCAAATGCAGCTGCGGCAAATGCAGCAGGCGCAGCGGCAGGCAGAACAGCAGCAACAAATGCAGGCCGCGGCACAGGCGCAAAACGAGCAGGCGGCGCAGCGGTATGCGCAAAGTGAGATCATCCGCCGCGCAAGAGAGGACGCGGCGCGCGACGCTGCGTCCGGCGGAATGCCGCAGGGACAAGCGCCGGCTATGCCGGGTGCGGCAGATACAGCGGGCACAATTGCCTTTTAGGCTGACCATACCCGCCCGGGGGATTTGCCGGGAGCGCGCTTTTTTCGCAGTTTGCGGGGCGGCGGAAGTAGGGCGCGGAGAAACACACGGACACACGCAGGCAGAAAGGGGGTGAGCAAATGGCGGAAAACAAGGGCTATGCAGGGCGCATCAAGAACAGCGGCTCGCAGGTGGTGAAGGCACCGTATGCCTCCGAAGCAAAGCGCGGACAGTCTACCGTGAAAAAGGGAGAGGATCTGCGCGGGGGCGGCAAAAAGGAATAAAGCCAGGCGTTTGGCTTTTTGTGCCCCGCAAAACAAACGCAAAACAAACTATCTCGCAGGAACAGCGTAAAAATCCGACTGCCGCCCCTTTGGCGGCGGGAAAGGCAAAGATATGACAGACAACATCGATTACTTCGGCGCGCTCGGAGTTGAGGCACCGCAAATGCAAAGCGGCACAGACGCAGGCGAAAGAGAGCAGGAGCCCGCCGCCCCTGCAGCACAGACGGAGCCGGAAACCGACCAAGCGGAAAATGACGGCGCGGCGGCACAGGGCGGCATGCAGCCCGAAAACACACCGCCGCAGGAGAAAGAGCCGCAGGGCGCGCAGGACACAGGCGAAAAAGAGCGGGACGCTGCTGTTGCAAGGGCACGCGAACAGGCACAGGCCGCGGCGGAGCAGACGGCACAAAAAAGGGTGCGCGAGCTGATCCGCGGCATGCACATTCAGAGGGAGGACGGCTCCGGCTATATCGAAACGCCGGAGGAATACGAGCACTACGCGGCACAGACGGCGCAGCAGCAAAAGCGCGAATTCCTGACGCGCAGCGGAATTGAAGAAGCGGAATTTGACCGCATTGTGCAAAATCTGCCGCAGATGCGCGCCGCAGAAGCGGCACAGGCACAGGCAAACGCTGCGCGGGAAGCCGCCGCAGCGGAGCAGGCAAAGCAGAGCATGCGGCAGGAGCTGCAGAAAATCACGGCGCTTTCCCCGCAGATAAAGAGCATTGAGGATCTTTCGAAGCTGCAGAACTACGGGGAATTTTACGACCTTGTGAAAAAAGGATACAGCCTCAGCGACGCTTACAAGCTGGCGGAATTTGAGACGCTGCAGCAGCAAAGAGCCGCGCAGAGCCGACAGCAGGCCATGAATGCGGCGCAAAGCAAGGAGCACCTGACCGCGACAAAAACGCGGGGAGAGGGCACCGTGAGCGTGCCGCGCGAGGTGAAGGAGATGTACCGCGCAATCATGCCGGGCATCACAGATGCAGAAATTCAAAAACACTACGGGCGCAGCCGCAACGGCTGACGCAAAAAGAAAGAGAGGGCAAAGACACTATGGCATTCAAAATTCATACCACGGACGACGGGCGCGTGCCGGGGATCGAATATCTCCCTGCGGGCGCGATCACACCCAAGGTCGGCATGGCGCTGACCGTGAGCTCGGGCAAGCTTGCCGTGGCAAGCGGCACGACCGCGCCGAGCTATATTTCGATGTGCGAGCGGGAAACGGCCTGCACCGCAGGCGAGTTGATCCCCGTGATCCGTGTCGGCAAGGACATGATCCTTGAGACGACGCTTTCGGCGGACGGCTCCGCGGTGAGCATCGGCGACAAGGTGACGCTGCACACGGACGGAATGAAGGTGACTGCGACAAAGACCGGCGGCGTTGCAGAGCTTGTATATATGGACGCACCGGACGCAGGCGCCATGTGCCGCGTGAGATTCTGAGAGAAGAGAGGAGAGAAAAACAATGGCTAATATTACATTCACCGAAGGCTCCGGGCTGCAGAACAGCATTTTCGGAAAATCGCAGGAGCCGATCAAGCTTTTTATCGAAAAAAAGGCGGAGGCCTTTGAACAGCAGAGCATGCTGCCGGAGCTGTTTACGATGGATACCTCCACGCATTTCGGCGAAAAGATCACCGGCATGACGGCAATGGACGGCTTCCAGCCCGTCGGCGAGAACGGCAACTATCCCACGGACGGCATGCAGGAGGGCTATTCGAAATTCCTGGAGCACATGACCTGGAAGGACAGCTTCTCCATTTCCCGCGAGATTATAGAGGACGGCAAGCTGATGGATCTGCGCCGGCAGCCTGCGGGCTTTGTGACCGGCTATCACCGCACGCGCGAAAAGTTCGGCGCGGCGCTGCTCGGAAACGCGCTGCAGAAGAAAACAACGATGAGCTTCGGCGGTGTCGGCTTTGACTGCACCGCTGCGGACGGCAAGCCTCTGTTTGATAAGGCGCACCCCTCAAAACTCGGCAAAAAGGCGCAGACCAACTGCTTTGCGGACGCTTTTTCCGCAGACGCGCTGGCTGCGATGGAAGCAAAAATGCAGGACTTCCGCGGAGACAACGAGGAGGTGCTGGATGTGACGCCGAGCACGATCCTCATCCCCAACGACTACACGCTGAAAAAGGCGGTATTTGCCGCAATCGGCGCGGACAAGGACCCCGAAACGGCAAACAACGGCTTCAACTTCCTGTTCGGAAGATGGAATGTGATCATCTGGCCGTATCTCAATCAGTTTATTGCGGACGGGACGGCACCCTGGATCCTGCTGGACAAGCACTACAACGACGAAAACGGAGGAGCCGTCTGGCTGGACCGCGTGAAGCTTGAGGTGCGAAGCGAGATTGCGGCAAATGATGCGAATGTGTGGAAGGGGTATGCGCGCTTTACCGCGGGCTTCCATGACTGGCGGTTTGCAGCCTGCGGCGGCGTGACCGGAGGCAGCACCCTCATCGGCGCATAAGGAGGGAAAGGCAATGAGCGAGAACTATACTGTGCTTGACAACCTGGAGCTTGTGGGAAAGCTGCGGCTGAGCGGGCAAAAGAAGAGCATTGCAAAAACCACAAAGGCAGATGCCGCAGCGGCTGCCGGGACGGCGCCGACCAAGGCGGAGTTTGATGCGGCGGTGGAGCTTCTGAACGACCTCAAGGCAAAATACAACGCACTGGCGGAAGCAATCACAAAATGAGGGAAGCGGGGCGGCGGCACTCCGCCGTCCTGCCTTTTTCAATGACGCTTTCGCAGAGAGGAGAAACGAAGTGAAGCTATATGAAGTGCTTGAAACGGTTGACGAGATCAAGCCGAACGCATTCTCCGACGCTGTGAAAACAAGATGGCTGAGCGAGGTCGAGGGAAAGGTGCAGGCAGAGGTGTTTTTGCTTGCCGTGGAGGAGATCGCCCCCTACGATTACGAGCGGGACAAGGAAAAGGAGCTGCTGGTCCGCCCGCCGCATGACAAGCTCTACGAGGCATATCTGTGTGCCCGCATCGATCTTGCCAACGGCGAATACAACAAGTATCAAAACACCATGCTTGTGTTCAACGCCTTTTACAATGAGCTCGTGAAGTGGTACACGGAGCGGTACCGCCCGGCGGACGGGCACGGTGCCGCCTATGCGCAGCCGACGCTCGGCGCAGACTGGCGCGGATATTACTTCACCGCTTACGGCATCGCGGTCAAGCACGGGTATACGGGCACGGAGGCACAATGGCTGGAGAGCCTGCGGCTGCACTACGGAGACCTCTCAGCGGAGGAAAAAGCGGCGCTTGCCGCAGCTGCAGCAGCAGAGGTGGACGGTGTGGATGCGGACAAGGTGATCCTTTCGGAAAATCTCACCCTGGCGGGCGACTGGGAACGGCTCGGCAACTGGGAAAAGCCAAAGGACCAAACCCTCACCAAGGAGACGGCGGGCATGAGCGTTGCGGCAATCCTGCGGGACATTACCTGCAAGCGGCTGCAGCCGACGATCACACGGCAGCCGTGCATTACAGGACTTGCCGTCACGGGGCTCAGACCGGCAGAAGCAGACGGCAAAATTTATGCGGAGGCCGGCACGAAATACGATGCCGTATCCTATGCGGCGATCGCCTTTGACAAAGGCGCATACAAATACGGCCCGGAGGACACGGGCGTGACGCTGCAAAGCCTTGCGCTGTACCGCGCGGCAGGAGAGCAGGAAACAAAGCTTGCCGAGGGAACGGACGGCACGATTCCCGCGGGACAGGACACGGGGGACGGCGGCGCCGGATTTGTGATCGGCGACAAAGGCGGAACAGCACTTGCAAGCCTTGCTTTCACGGCAAAAGGTGTCTATGGCGCAGGGGCTGCCGCACTTGACAACCTGAAGGATCAAAGCAATCCCGTCGTGCGGATCGCAGCGGGAAGCTGCAGCGCGCAGAGTGCCGTGATCGTGCCGTTTCGGCATGTGTTTGCCGGAGGGACTTCCGAGGGCTCGGAAGCGACGGACAGTGCATTTGTACGCAGCCTTTATGCATGGGGACGGTACCGTGCGGGAACGCTCGGCATCGGGATTCCGGCAGGGACAAAGCGCATCGGCATTGCCATTCCTGCGGGAGGCGGCACGCTGCTCAAGGTCATCAATGTAACCGCGATGCAGGCAGATATGACTGACGTGTTCCAAAAGACGGAGAATGTGCCGGTGAACGGCGCAAACGGATATGCACCGGAGAACTATACCGTATGGGTATACACCCCCGCAAAGCCGTATGAAAAAGCATGCACGCTGCGCGTGCAGCTCGGATAAGGAGGGCAGAACATGGCAATCGATACCGAGACAAAGCAATTTGCCTCCATGGAGTTTCCGCTCTCTCTGAAGCGGCAGGACGCATTTCCGCTTGACGGCAGCTGCCTGTTTACGAGCCTTGCGCAGGCGCAGGAATACGCTGCAAGCGACCCGACTGCCTATGCGGGGCAGCTGATTGTGGTTGCGCATGCGGGCATTGCTCTTGTCTATGTGATAGAGGATACTGCCGGCACACTGTGCAAGCTGCGAAGAGAGGTGCGGGATAGGTCATACGGGAGCAATGTGACCGCGCTGACCCTTGCGGACAACACGGAATACAGGCTCACGGGGGTGAGCGAGCTGACGCTCACCTTCCCCGCGGGGCGATTTGAATGCTGGCTGCGCATTGAGACGGCGCGGGGAGAGGCACCGCAGATCACATTTCCGGAAAGCGCGCGGTTTTTGGGGGCGGAGCCGGAATTTGCCGCGGGGCGA